TTACTTTACTCGTCTCGTTCCCGGTGGAGAAGTGTTGATACCCGTGGAGAAAACGTCCCTCCCCTTTCGTGCGCATGCCAGTTATGGTGAGCTGCCCCAGTGCGGGCAGGGGAAAATTAAAAGGTTTCTTTGGGAAAGACAACCTCTCGAGACCTTCTTGGTAATGGCGGACCATATGCGCCCGGCGTGTGTGCCAGTATAGGAGGACTCCATGCCCTTGAAAGTAGTGCAACACGTCACCGTCAGCGATGTCGGGTGTGGGGACGGCGGTTCGGTGTGTTTTAATGATTGTTAAGGCAGCGCGTTCTCCTGCGGCGAGTTCGTTCTTCGCATGTTCTACACGTGCATCAGAGAAGCGCATGTTCACCTTCCCGATTCCTTTTCCTTTCTTGTTGAGTTTTTCGCGCCGCCGCGCGTCTTTCTCGAGAGCGTCGATATATTGTTCCTCCGACCCCGGGTTCGCGGCCATGTTGTTTTCACGCAAATACGAGCTGAAGCTCATTGCGTCGTTCACGGCAAAATCGTCTTCTCCGGCGGCGTATTGTCCGTACGCGTCGGAAAGGTCTTCCAAATGTGTCTCATAGTCGATGTTGTAATAGTCGGTCATGATTGTATTTGTTCTGTAGTTGGATTACTCCTGGGGTCCTACTCCCTTGTCTCTTCTAGAGAATGCGAGCTCTACTCGAAAGCGTAGAGACCGTTGGTTAGGCCGTAAACGGCCCCTCCAAGCAGCAATACGATGGCGAGATAGAGCATGTCACCGAACATCGAACTGAGGATGACTCGTTCAAAACGCGTCAGCGGCGGGGGGAAAGGTCGCAGCTCACGCCCGACATCGTCCGGGTGCAACCCCGCGCCCCACACGCCGCGCTGGAGGTGTATCGCGAGCGGCGCCCCATGTTCGTCGTTTGACATTATTGGGGGGAGAAAGGCTGTGTCCATCTTGGTTTTTGTTCTGCAGTTGGGTGACCCCTGGGTTCCTAGCCCGCGCCTCATTACAGAGGATCTTCAGGGTCTTATTTGTACACGTGCGGCCAGGCGTGCAACGACCCGCCTGCCAACAAGGCGAGGACTCGTTTTCGCTGCGGTTCCTTGTATGTCTTTCGAGCGTACGTCCGGTTCGCGTTAGTGTTCTCGAGCGCGGGTGTGGAGGTCTGCTTCTTTCCGGGCTCCCGCATCAGGATCACGGCCGCATCGGCCTGGTTTGCAGCCGGAGAATCGTTGGGTTTGTTCGGGGGAACGCGACTCAGCCCGCGTTTGGTTTTGTAGTCCGCCCCAGAGAAAGCGGTGAGGGCTCCACCTATCACACCGCCAATCACAGCCCCCTCGGGGCCGCCCACTGCGCCAACGATCGGTGCGAGGCTCCCAAGAGTCTTCAGAACGACGCGCCACCATTTAGTTGATTCGTTCCAGCTGACGGGGCTGGTTACGGGCAACGCCTGGAAACTGAGGATCAGCGCCTCTTCTGCTAGTGGGCAATACCCGGGTGTCCGAGAACTCAGGGGAAACAACACGTCTGCAGTGGAGGGGAAGACCTCGATGTATACGCGCGTGTTAATCGTGAGTGAACTCCCAGTCGCGAGTCCGCTATGGTATGAGCCAACTGTGTCAATTCTCGCAGGACGGCGGCATCTTACTGCTTCAGTGG